GCTATTGACTTTGCAGAGAGCCAGCTTCACAAACAAATTAAAGACGGCAACTCTACTGCTACTATCTTTTTTCTAAAGACAAAAGGCAAGAAGCGAGGATATGTAGAACGCCAAGAGATAGAAGCTACTGGAGGTAAGATGTTTCAAATAGAGATTCTTGGCGAAGATTGAAACCAATAAGGTATTTGGTCATCTTTTAAGGTCAGACAAAAAGATAATCGTAGAGCAAGGTGGTACTCGTAGTGGTAAAACCTACAATATCCTTTTATGGATAATTTTCTTCTTTTCTGAAAAAGAGTCAGACAAGACAATTACAATATGCCGCAAATCTTTTCCTTCTTTACGGGCTTCCGTAATGCGGGACTTTTTTGATATTCTTCGCCAACACGAATTGTACAAAGAGGAATTTCATAACAAATCAAACCACGAATACTATCTTAACGGAAACCTCGTGGAGTTTATATCACTTGACCAACCGCAGAAGATTCGGGGAAGGAAGCGAAACCTCCTATACATCAACGAGGCTAATGAGTTGTTTTACGAGGACTGGCAACAACTTATCTTCCGTACAGATGGCAGAATTATTCTTGACTACAACCCTTCAGATTCTTTCCATTGGATTTATGATAGAGTCATACCAAGAGATGACTGCGAGTTCCACCAAACCACATACAAAGACAATCCGTTCTTGGATGCCTCAATAAAAAATGAGATTGAAAGATTGCGTGGAACGGATGATGATTACTGGCGCATCTATGGGATGGGTGAAAGAGGTAAAAGCAGAGCCACCATATTCCAATTTAAAATAGCCGAAGAAGCCAAAGGAAAGGTTATCTCTTTAGGAATGGACTTCGGGTTCACCAATGACCCAACATCGCTTGTAAGGGTTTATCTGGATGGTGATAACCTATACATCCAAGAGTTGCTTTACCATACAAATCTAACAAACCAAGACATAGCTCAAAAACTAACGGAACTTGGACTCACAAGATTTGATGAGATATGGGCCGATAGTGCCGAACCAAAGAGCATTGAGGAACTCCACCGTATGGGATGGAATGTCAAGCCTACGGCAAAGGGTGCGGATTCCGTTATGGCGGGCATAGACATACTAAAACGCCACAAGCTGCACATTGTCAAGGGAGGCAATAACCTAACAAGGGAATTGCAAAACTATAAGTGGCAAGAGGATAAAAACGGAAACCTATTAAACCGCCCAATAGATGCCTTTAACCACTTGGTGGATGCTGCGAGATATGCTACCTTTAACCGCCTTAGCAGACCCAACTACGGTAGGTATGCTATACGGTAGCCGTGCTGCACATTAGTGAGTTTTGGTTGACATCTAGCACGGCAGAGCCATCTCTTTTAGGGGTGGCTCTTTTTTTGTAGGAAATCGGTACATTTATACTTATGAAACTGCTAGAACTACTTGCCGCCAAGCATAAGGACTGGGTTAAGATGGTTAAAAGCTTTGGCTGCCCTGAACACCTTGCCGAAGACATAGTACAAGAGATGTACTTGAGAATGCATAAGTACTCTATAACCCCTGAAAAAATAATGTACGGGGAAGATGTTAATACTTTCTTTATCTATGTCAGCCTTCGTAACCTATGGGTGGATTACACCAAGATAAAAAAAAGAATATCCTTTGCTGACTTGCCAAAGTATGAGTCAGGGGGGCTAGAATACCCCACCCAAGAAGAGGAAATGCAAGAGCTAGTAAAAGGCATTTGGCAAGAGATAGAAAGCTGGCATTGGTATGATGAGAAGCTATTTACGCTATATATGAAAACCGAGATGAGTATGAGGGACTTGTCTAGTGAAACTAAAATATCCCTTCGTTCAATTTTTAATACTATCAAAAATGGAAAAGAAAGAATCCAAACCAACTGCAAAGACTCCTACGAAGCGTACAAGGAAGCGGGCGAAAGGACTTGGTGACACGGTAGAACAAATCACTACCGCAACTGGAATTAAAGCTGCCGTAGATTGGTTTAGTGAAAAAACGGGCATAGACTGCGGATGTGATGCACGAAAGGAAAAGCTCAATAAGCTGCTTCAGTATAGCCGCGTGGAATGCCTAGAAAAAGAAGAGTACGAATGGCTAACGGGATACTATGCAACCGCCACTACGAGCCTTACCCCTGAGGCCCAAAACCAAATTGCTACCATCCACGCTCGCATTTTTAATCATAAGCTATGGAAGCCTTGTACTTGTTCGCCTAAGAAGTGGCAGCAAATGATTGACGAGCTTAAAAAGGTGTGGCTGGAATACGAACCCACAAACTAAAGTTACTTAGTTGTGAAAGTAAAGGTAAACATACCCGATTCTCTTGATGAAATCACTTTGGGCCAGTACCAAAAATGGTTAACGATTGAGGGAGATGAGGAGTTCCGCACCCTCAAGCTTATTGAGATAATGTGCGGGGTATCACTCAAGGAGGTTTCTATGCTGAAGCTTACGGCTATTGGTGAAATTTCAAACCACCTCGCTGCAATCCTTCAGGATAGCCCAACC